GTTTTAGATACTACCCACCATCGCTATGGATATTAAGCCTCTGCACCCCACCGTTGCCAACGCACTTTGCGACGCACTAACTACTGGAAATTTACAAGGATCACATGTTGATGGACCATGGTCATCTGACACTAAATGCCCCGACATTATCGCAACTGGACAGTACCAGGTATGCACAGGCTGTTTCCGAATGGTCTCTTCCGTCATGAGCGATCGTGGTCGAGTTTACTTGCACACTTGCAACCCTGATGCGGATCAGCGACACGCCGGAGCCAAGCTTGCCGAGAATCTGTTGACAATTGCCGCCAACATCAGGATGTCAGTCAGTGACGCCATTATCGCCATGCGAGGTCGTACCGAGCCATCCCTCCAACAGGCTATGTCCCGCCAATGCCAGGGTCTTCGTCCTGAGTACTCCTTTTCCGAGCTCGCCACTGTCATGAATAAAGTCAGACATGATTCGGCTGTGGCCGCACCCACCGTATCTCTCGACAAACTCGCCTCTCCCATCAACGTGAAACGTACACTGGCGTTCTACGGAAAGGATCTGAGGAATCATCCCTTAGTCGAAGGCACACCACTCAAATCAGAGCTTGAGGAAATGACCGGTGGTAACCGCGCTCGAGATGGTCTGACCGGTAACGCCGTTGTCCAGCTTAGCGGGATGGTCGTGCCTGTGATGTTCAACGCCGAACTGGAAATGATTACTCCGATCCTCTCTACGAGCAATCGCGCGGTGCTGATTGAGGCGATGTTGACTCACAGTTGCGCAATGACTACGTCACAGCAGCGGGTGCGTGCATACGGTAAGAAGGGTGCCAAGGTTTCGGAACTGGCTGTGGAATGCGAGAACCGTCATGGGTCGAACCGATGCCATCGTCGTTGCAAGGCTGTGTTGATTACCTCGGTGGATGAGGCTGATCCCTAGGTGACGTACTACCCACACGTCGAGATAGCGTAGGTAGTGTCGTGATTCATC